TGTAGGTGGTATAATGATCACTCCTTCAAGAGTAAGAAGAGTTAGATTCCTCCTGAAAATATTTTATAAAATTTATAAAACTCAAGGATTACCAGGGTTAGTTAAAACTCTGAAATCTGCGAGTATAATTTTACAACAATATTTAGGAGGATACTACTTATCCGATATTTCCTCAATTGGACCTAGAATTTCTAGATGTAAATCTGGTTTACCGAAAGGATTAATTCATCCTATAGATAGAGCCGCGATTAGATCTGGGAACACTGATGTTATGAGATTATATTTATCATTATTCTCTCAATTCAGAAGTATCGATTATAGAGGTAGACTGAAATTAAAAACTATTACTGCTCCTTACTCAGGAACAGATAATATTTTCCAATCACTCAATTCTTACCTTTTTATTTTCGTTAATCACCTGAATGAAAAAACGTCAAAAACTTTATTGGATTTCTATTGGAAACCTAACTGGAATAAAACTAATTCCGGTAGAGATTTATTCTCTCCTGGAACCATTAGATCTGGAGATCTACTTAATTATGTAGATTCTAATCTAAACCTAGTTAATCCTGGAGTATTTCCGATTAAAAAATCTTCACCTACTTCGGAGGAAGGATCAACATCCTCAGCTCCGTATTCAGTGAAATCTTCACTTAATTCTTTTAGATTGGAAGAAAATTCGAGTCTTTACGATTCGTTATTATTCTTCGATTCTTTATGGAATAAAGCGTATAGATCAACATTTAATATGGAAGTTCCTTTTGATTTAGGGATAATTCCTTTTCTGGATTCGAGTTTATCGAGAAGTACATCTTCTGAAGAGATAAATTTAAAATTTTCCAATTTTAAAAAATCTTCATTAGGAAAACTATCTTTAAAACACGAAGCAGCAGGAAAAATCAGAGTTTTTGCTATGGTAGATCCTATCACTCAATGGTCTTTAAAACCTCTGCATGATTATCTATTCAACATATTGTCCTGTATTAAACAGGACGGAACATTTGATCAGTTAAGACCCTTAAAAAGTCTTACAAGTTCGAATGGTCTATATTCAATGGACTTATCTGCAGCGACTGATAGATTACCTCTAACATTACAATGTTCCCTATTAGATGAACTTACAAAAATTCCTTCCTTTGGCAGCCATTGGGGTAATTTATTAGTTGGTAGAAAATACAAACTAAAATTACCATCCGACATGTGGTATGAAAAAGTATCTCAATACTATTCATACTCAGTTGGTCAGCCAATGGGTGCATTATCTTCATGGGCTATGTTAGCTATCACGCATCACTTTATCGTACAAGCATCTTTCTGGAGTTTATATCCGGAAAAGTATGATATATGGTTTAAAGATTATGCGGTTCTAGGTGACGATATAGTTATCGCCAACAAAGAAGTAGCTAAAAGATACCATGAAATAATGACCGCCTTAGGCGTGGAATGTAACTTATCTAAAAGTATCATGTCTCCATCGGGTAGTTTAATGGAATTCGCTAAAAGATCTTTTTATAAAGGTGTTGATATAACACCTATTACATTAAGTGAATTTAGCGCATCAACAAGAGATATTGCGGCATTTATTGAATATATGTCAAAATACTCTCTTTCCGTTTCTACTGCCCTTAAAGTATTAGGGAAAGGATATAAAGTATTAGCTAATTTATCGAAAAGATTAGTTAGACAAAATACTATATCTAAAATCTTAACCATTGCCACCGCACCTTTATCAGAATATCATATTCTTGTTAAAGATGCAAGTTGGGTTGGTCAGGATATGCCCTTATACGAATATTGGATTGATTTTATTGAAAATAAAACAAATACTGTTACTTCGGAACTAACCAAAGCTAATGCGATGTTAAGAAAGCTACATTATAGCGAAATTTTTAATGATAAAAATCTTCCACTAGATGTACTTAATTATCCATCGTATACTTATGGTTTAAATTTGAGCCAATTTATTTCTTTATGTCATAGATCGCAAACTACTTTATCTGCGCTGTATGGTATATCAAATGAATCGACTACAATTGGGATGTTCGATAACTTCACTAACTACGGAAGTAAAGGCTATCAATATGATAGACAACTTTCCTTGTTAATTGAAGCTATGAGCATTCTGTCGGAAATTAAGTCACTTGATGTGACTTCATTAAGACAAAACGATTTAGCTGATTCAAACAAATTATACTCTGCCGCAAAAGGTAAGAAAACCGATCTTTGGCTGACTTTATCTAGATCCATGAGAGGACCTAAATCGAGATAACTTCTACTTCCTTTGACCTCAGTGGATATTATTACTATAAATGAAAGATTAGTAACCTTTCTATAATATATAATAACATCATGATAACATTAAATAGAATTTTATTAAGAGGATTAGCTAGTCATCTTCCTATTAACGGAAGAGTGGCTATAATTGCTAATGCCGCTGCCTTACTTTCCTTCCAACCTCTTTGGATCCTAGCGGGTGCTCTTATTAGAGCTCCGTTTACTGGTCTAAGAGGCGCCCTACCTAATAATCTGGTAGGGGTATTTCAAAATTTAGGCCTAATTAATGGCTTAATAGGTCCGTTTATCCTCCTTGGGATTAATATGATACATAGACTAATTAGAATTGTTCTATTTGGAACTGTAATAGCTCCATTAGCTCTTCTTCTTTTAGAAAATGTAATTCATATTATCATTCCTGGAGTGATTCCCGGATTATATACTTTCGTTAAATGGTTTGTGGGATTAACCCTTTTTCCATTTTGCGATTATATAGTTGAATTAATCAAGTCAATTGATAACTTCGGGCCTTTCGCTAGTATTCCCTCAAAAGAATCTTTCATTAAGTATTCTTCGAGTGGTCTATTCGCATTAGGTTCATTCCTATCTGCTATGAAACAG